TATAAGAGACAGGTGCGATCAAGTTGTCGACACTCATCTGCTTATTTTCGCGGTGCCAGGTAGATTTCGCGAAGGCGCGGGCTGCGCCCAGGATCTCGTCTTCACTGTAGTCGGCCAGTCGGCCGTTCAACACTCGCAGGCGATCAGCTGTCGGTTTCTCTTTCGGGTTGATGATCTCAATGAGCTGCGGTAGCAGTCGGCGGGCGCGGGCGGTGCTGGCGGGACCCAGGACGGCGGAAGATTTTTTATCCTCCAAAGAAACAGAATCGGCCTTACTAGTTTTTAAGTTATCTTCTAATAAGGTTTTGTTCATTTTGACTATTTCATTGGTTTTGTTCATTTTGACCAAAAGGAAATGTTCAATTTGATAATTTAGGATCGGCTTGCCATTCACTTTTTTCACTTTGGTGGATATATATCCCGCCTCGACGAGCTTAGCCACATGGCGACGGAGCGTACTTTTTGAAAACATCGGGAAGCGTTTGAGCATCTGCTCATCACTACGGAAAAAGTACCCCGTGCCGAAAACTTTCTGCGCATAAACAAGATCATCATAGATCATAGCTGCTTCGATGCTAGTATCCTCGGAGACACCAACATTGAAGCTACGCGTTTGGCTGTAGTCTGACAATTTTATACCCTCGCTTTCTTGACAAGGGGTGCTGGCTCTGCTAGGCTACGAATATCGAATCCTAGAAAGTACCTGCGCCCACAGGTGCTTTTTAATTTTGATGAGTTTTGAGTATCGAATCCAAAACTTGTCCTCATCATAACGCTAATACCCCACTTTTTGCAACACGCTGCATATAGCGTCGATCTGCCAGGACTGAACGCTAACGGGCCCAAACAGGAAAACTAAAACGAATAGATCCACCGCTGCAACAGTAGTCCACCAGATACCGCGCAGTATTTTAGTCATTGTCTTGAATTCTCCGATGGACCCCCTGGGCCGTTTCTTTTGGTGCGGTCTGCTGTAGTTCGTAGCCTTTGAGCCTTCGCTTTTTGGCGATCTCGGGTGACGGCATATACTCGCCCGCTTCCTGCAATTTTCGGCGGGCCCGTGTGAGGCTTTCGAAGTTGAATTTTCTGATCATATCCATTTGCTCGGCCGTGAGCCCCGCCCCTTCGAATTGCAATATCTGAATGATTAGTTCTTTGTCACTGTCGCGGGGTGTGACCCCACTCATGCGCGACGGTAGATTGTCTTCCAGGACCGATATGAGCCTATCGTATCCATACGTTTTTTTAGCCATTACTCGATCACCTCCCTGATCTCGATTCTAACTTTGAACAGTCGCCCGTCGGCCAGCGCTGCCCCTTCCATGAAATTGTTCCCGTTGGCCATCAGAATGCGCAGGATCAGAGTCAGCGCTTCTTTGAGCTCGTCGGGGATGTCGCTATACGTTGGCTGCATATCGCCCCTTTCCTAGTTTTTTATCCTTCGGTGTAACGGTGAAACTATACAGAGGGTAGTTATCCATGCGCCCCGCTTCGGTCCACACTTCATCGCGGAAACCATGCGCCTCGCGCTGTACGCGGATCGTTTCAACACGGCCCAGGCGCTCGACGATACCCACCAGATCATAGAGCTTGAGCACTTTGTCGGGGTTATCGGGATCGGTACGAATACCCCGCCCAACCATCTGATAGTAGAGTGCCAGGCTCATTGTCGGACGGGCCAGAATTACGCAGTCCAGGATCGGCACGTCGAAGCCAGTGGTGAATACGCCCATGTTCAACATGTGCGGTACCTCGCCCTGCTTAAATTGCTCGATCAACTTCTCACGCTCTTTCTTTGGTGTTTCGCCAGTGACCAGCGATACTTTGATCCCGCGATTCAACAGATGCTCGAGTGCTTCCTCGGCTTGCCCGATGCTGTTACAGAATGTGAGCGATCGCTCATGGTGGCCATCGGCATAAGTAACGGCTTCCACGATCCGCTTGATGATGCGCCCGCCAAATTTCTCTGAGCTATCTACGGTAAAATTAGCGCCCGTGCTGTTGATGCGTAAACTGGACCAGTCTTTACTCTCGGCATAGTAGTGGATCGGTGCCAGGTACCCCTCGGCCTGTAGTTCGGCTGTTTCGATTTTATAAGCGATGCTTTTGAAAAACGGGGTCCGACTGATTCGGTTGATCATCTTGAGCGATGCGGTGCTTGTCAGATCCCCGTTTTTTTCACGGGTCCACAGTGTATCGATGCGGTACGGCGTGGCGGTCAGTCCACAGATATGCTCGCACTCGATTGCTTTGAAGAAACTCGTGAGCATCCCATCAGCATTTTTAGCATTCAGGCCGTGGCATTCGTCGACGATCGCGTATTTGAAGTGCTTGAAGTTCTGAGGTTGTTTGTAGATGCTGCCGATCGTAGCGAAGGTGAATTTTCGGACCTCGCGCCGTCCAACACTTGCGCTATAAATACCCGCGTCGATCATCGGATCATAACTGATTAGCTTGGCATAATTCTGCTCGAGAATTTCTTTGCTTGGCTGCAATATCAGAATAGGCTCGTCGATCTTGTGACAAATATCAGCGATGATCAGTGACTTGCCCGCGCCTGTTGCTGCCATGATGATGAACGGCTTGCTATTGCCCTTGAGTTTTTTAACGGCCACGTCCACCGCTTCGGCCTGGTAGTCTCGTAGTTTATACATTTTGCCCCCTTCGCTCGATGATGAGCTCTATCTTTTTGGTGAGTGGCATATTTGCCAGATCCTTATTGCATGGATCGCAGACCAGGGCCAGGTTGTTGATGTTGTCGGTACCACCATGCGAAAAACTGAGTAGGTGCTCGATCGTGAGCTCGTCAAACGTCATTTTTGCATTGTGTACGAAACATTTTTTGCCGTCGCGGGCTGCTATCTTCGCTTTCTTCGCTCGCAGTGCCTTGCGTTTACGGTCGACGGGCTTCCAGGATCGGCCCGCTTTCCAGGCGGTATGAGCTGCTTCTGATTCGCCCGTAAAAGTCAGGTGCCCGCGCTTGTTCGTGTAGATCACGCTCGTGCCGTTGTCAGTTTTGAAGCGGACCAGCTCCCACTCATTTGTCGGGTCCAGAATCACCACGCCCCGCTTGCCTAGCCATGTTTTGAATTTTTCTAGTGTAGCCATGATTGTAGTAGATCCCATCCCCAGAGTATGATTTGTGATGCTATCACCAGACAGACCACCACAAACCATGCGTTTTCTAAGTTGTCAAATAGTCCCTTATCCACGGCGTAGATTTCCCGTGATCAGGTGCCAGGCCAGGCTCGCTATGATGCGGGCCCAGCCTGTGTTTTTAGTTTCGAAGCTCATCGTGAAACCCCCTGTACTACTACGGGCTCCAGCGCGCCGTTGAAACTGAATTCTGCGTACTCTGATTTTCCAACTGCATCGCGGACGTAGCTATCGTTGAGTAGTACCTGATCGCTGCTCGTGCCCTTGAGTGGCATAACGATATGCATGTAGTTGATGTTGAGCTCGATGTCAGTATCGGGCTTCATAACCGCGATCAGACTGCGCTTGCTATCGTCGCGATCACCAGCTTGAACATAGACCCCGCCGTTTTGGTCCAGGCGGATGTTGCCCCCTTCGATCAGGTCCAGTGCTTCATAGAGTAGCGCTGCTTTCACTGTAACGCGTCGCGCTGCTTTGGCAGGTGCCAGCTTGCGCCAGTCGGGATAGGTGCCATCGATCAGGCGGGCCACTAGTGTGAATTTGCCATTTTTGAATGTTACCTGTTCTTTGTCGTACCCGATCATCCAGTTATGCATGAGCTTGGTAGTTTTGATGATCTCGACGGCTGCGCTCGGTATGATCATGTTGAGTGAGTGGCCAGTGTTTCGAGTTATGAGGCGGTAGCCATCGGTGCTCGTAGCGGTGCTATTTGCCAGCTCGATCCCAGTGAGTACGGGCCGTGAATCGTCTTTCGATACAGTAGTGAGCGCGTCCAGCATCCCGCTGATCGTGGCCTCGTTTACTGATTGCGTCGCTTCATTCGGCTTGATCTCGGGCCAGTCTTCGGGCTTGTGCTCGGTATTGTCAACCAGGCCCCAGTGTTTTTGAATCGTGGCCAGGCCACTTTTCTTGAGCTTTGGCCCCAGAACATAACCGTTCTGAGTAACGTCTTCATCTTCGATGATGATCGCCATATCAAGATTAGTGGCGGATATTTTGCCCGTTTCGAATTTCACGTTGCTGAGAATCGGAAGAGCTGCATTTGCTTTGGTGAGTTTTGTGAGTGCGTTGATCTGTTCTTTCGTTGCCATTTCGTTGCTTCTTTCTGGGTATATTTACCCCTGTTATTATGCTATAATGAGAGTATACACGGGACCTCGCAGATCCCGCGATACTTTCACAATTTATATCTTGCCCTCGCCTCGCAGATCGTTGATTAGCTTGGCTTCGGTGTTGAGCGGTAGATCGCCGACGGTGTGAAACTTTTGGGCCACTTCGTCGCCATCGATCTCGGTGAATTTGTAAACTTGATCGCCATCCACTAGATAGTGGCCATAGATCCCGTTACCTTCGATGAATATCGTTTTGCCGTGTATACGGTGATCGGGTCGATCCGTGGCGGGGATCTTTGAAGGGTCCCCGCCAGATATGAGCGCCGTGCCATCGGTTACGTTAGTCATGATCAGGACCCCGCCCATAAGATCAGCGATCTTTTGAGCATCGGCCCCGTTCAGGTGTACCGTGTGCATTATTTTGCCTCCCGTGGTACATTTGCCTCGACTTGATCAGGTGTAAAGTATACAGCTGATGCTCGGCCCCAGTCGGATTCTTTGCCGTCTTCGGCTTCGTAGGCGTTGCCCTTGAATTCCCAGACGCTCAGTGTACCCTTCTGGCCCTTGATGACGTGATAGCCACGCTCGAGCCACTGGCGGAAGGTGCCCCGCTCCCAGTCTTCTTTGGGCTGCTTTGGCAGTACCCCATAGAGCTCGGTGATCGGTGTGAATTTCTTGCCGACGTTCTCGGGCTTGACGAATGATCCTGAGTAGTAGCGCTCGCCGTTGCCCCCGATAGCTGCGTGGATGTCTTTCCAGGCTTGCCCGTGCCAGACGTGCTTCTTCTTCGTGTTGAGTGTTTCAGCGATCAGGTGAGCGAGCTCGTGGCGGATCGTATCCAGTAACTCGGCCTCGTGGCCATTGTTACCGTACTCGACGAATCGTGAATCGATGACGATCTTGCCTGATACTGTTTTACCCTGGCGGTACTTCGTGGCGTATCCCACTTTGGTACCCCTGATAGGTGTAGCGATGATCTCGATCTTGCCGAATTTATAGCCATCGATCCCGTCGATGATCATCTGTAGTGTTTTCTCTAGTGATTGCATAGATATGCCTGCTTTCTTTGGCGGTCCCTCAGTAGCGCGCCGTGACTATGCCAGGCGGTAGCTGAGTACCATGAAATTATTGTTAGAAACCATTAGCGGTGAGTAGTAGATCCACGAAGCCGTAACCCGCTAGAATTGCGACGACGTACGGGAAAATGATATTGCTAAACTTGGTGAAGTAGTAGAATTCCTCCCTCTTCTTTACGAATTTATAGTTGCCGTTTTTTGTGCGAATTGTTCTATAACCTTGCATAGAATCCCTTCTGTTTATTGTTTTTGTTTTTTGGTGGAGAGCGCGGGGGCGGTGTGTTTATAACAGCTTCTCGTTTACTATCCAGGCTGTGATCAGATAGCTCGCGCTTGTTTCTCCGTTAGTCATCACAGTTGAGCGAGTAGCACTATTTTGATTCATGATAGGCGTTTACTATCGTACTCGCTGGCTTGTGATGTTCTCAGCTTGCCGTGTTGCTTGCTGATGTCCCTAACTATACTGGACCATAGGCTCAATGTCAACAGTTTTATGAAAAAAAGTCTAAAAAAGTCTTGTTTAACAGGGGTCAGAGTGCTATAATAAAAGTATAGAAATGATCATAAACTCTTAACAATTCGGGACCATAAGCAGTGTATGAATGATGATCGCGCGTATATATAAGCGAATCACCAAACATACACAACGCGAGGCGCTGGCCTGTTATGCTAAAATAAAACCATGAGCATCAGACAACAAAAACCAAAGCGCCCTTATAAGCGAATCACACCGCGAACAGTAGCGAATCATGCTGCGCAGGTGATCTTGAGCGGTAACAATACGCAGGCGGTCCGAGATCTTGAGCCCGATTATAAAGCGCCCGAACAGCGGGCTATGAGAATCGTAACAAAAAATAAAAGCGTGAGTGCTATGCAATATATAGAAAATAGCCTGGATCAGATAGGAAGTGAGGCTATAGACCGTGTGAGCGAGCTGCTACATTCTGAGGATGAACGCATCGCCACAAAAAACGCGCACTTTGTTATAGAACACATTCGCGGTAAAGCGGTCCAGCGTAACATAAGCGCCACTGTGAAGCTAAACATCCAAAGTGTACTGGATTAGTCGCCTCTGTTATAACAGGGGTCAGGCTTACGTCGCACAATAATCATTTCGCGACGTTACCTAACAGGGGTAGCGCTATGATCACCCATATATACATATACATACACACTACATGTAGCGTGTTGATGTTTCATAAGTTATATGTTCTAGTAGTATATTAGGCAGGGGGTAGGGGGGCGGGGGTGGGCCCGACTCTCGCCGCGCCGTTCACACCTTATATATAGAATGTATATGGGACGGTACCTGTACCTTCGCGTATCTCGCCCCTATATTTTTTTCTGACCCTATTAAAATTTTTCTCTAATTTTTAGCGTAACAGTGCTTGTGTTTGTTACGCTAATTTGTTACGCTAAGACTATCAATGAAAGGATGTTATGAAACCTAAGATTACTCTCGATAACTGGCGTTTTGAATTTTTGAAAGATCCACGCTCCAGCTGGAATCAGTTGCGCGTAGGGGGCTTTATTCGGCCCGAGGATGGCTCTGACTCTGCTAAGAACGGTGTATCGTTCGTGGAAGCTGTCACGGACCTGCAGGGCATGAATAAGCAGCCACAATTCACTGAGGGCTTTGAGCTCGAAACCGAATCACGCATCGTCGTGCTGGGTGAAAAGGAAAACTGGAGTGCCTAACCATCGGCCGACAACGCACTTCGGGCGGGATAAAACCACCAGAAATGCATGTTTGCAGTTTTTCGGCTTCGTTGCCGTCGTGCTGCTTCTCTATTTTATTTTTGGTGGATTCGACTCATGGTAGAGGGCGCTCCCGATACTGAAAATGTCGTGTATATCGACGAGTACCCCGAATTAAAAAAGCGGGTGTGGCTGCGACGCTTGGCCCAGGAACGCGCTGGCCAGTTGGCTGTAACGGACCTGATTATTTTTCCTGACCGTAACGATCCTGATGGGGCTGCGTGATGGAAGGGGCCTACGAACTCGAGCTGCACTGTCACAACTGTGGCGATGCGCGGATGTACGCTATCGAAAAGGGTATGCGTGTCCCTCAAGTCGAGTGTGAAAACTGTGGTGTGAAGCAATTAAAACGGGTCGCCTGGATCGACCGTAAGAAGGATGACGATGAAGAAGATCTGTCTTAACGACCAAGTGGAATTCGAGGCCAAGCGCGAAACCGCGTTGTTCTGCTCACCAAAATGTCGTGTTGAGTACGGCCGAAAAGCCAAAGTTGCTACTAGTCCCGAGGCGATCAAGGCTCATAATGATCGCGAGGACCGACTGCGACACCTGCCAGGCGGTGCCAAGATCGCTACGCTATCTGAAAATCCGTTTGAACGGCCCGCACCAGAAAATTATGACGAAGAAAAAGCGCTCAAGGCTTTCAAAAAAATGGGGCTCGAAGAGGTGGAGTGGCTATCGACTGGTATTCCTGCGTTCGATGCGCTGACTATGATACCGAAGGGTCGCCTGACACAGATCGAGGGGCGCTACAGCGTTGGTAAAACGACTCTCTGCCTCAACATGATCGCGGGGCTCAAGGACCGCAAGGTGTTGTATATCGATTCCGAGGCCAGCCTGAACCCCTCTCTTTTGGTGAAATTGCGCCTGGACCCGAAAAAGTTCGAGCTCTACAACAAATCTGCTTATTTGGAGGATATTTCCGCGCTGCTACGCAAGGCAGTGGCCAGTAAGGACTATGATCTCATCGTGCTCGACTCGCTCGCTATGACGACCACCAAAACGGTCGCTGAGAGCGATATTACCGCCAGCAACATAGGCCAGAAGGCCAAAGTGTTCAACAAGACGCTCGAGCTGCTTATGGGCGATCTGCGCGATTCGAAGACGGCACTGGTCATCATCAACCAAACCCGTGATAAAATCGGCACCTACACGCCCGAAACGTACACTCCTGGCGGTTCTGGGAAGGATTACAACGCTTCGCTCATGATCAGCCTGAAAACTATCAAATCGTGGCGCTTCGGCCGTACAGCAGCCGATACGAAGGCTAAAAAGTTTATTGGCCAGGAAGTTGAAGCGACGATCGTAAAGTCAAAGGTGAATACGCCGTGGCGGACCGCCAAGTTTAAGCTGTTTTACCCTGATCCGATCGACCGATCCGACGAAGAAGCAGAAGTGGAGCCAGCATTCTGATGCCAAAGCTGAAAAACTACCAGCCTGGCAAACGCATCAACATTTGGATGCCCGCTCATCACCTTGCGATCCTCAAGGACATCGACAATAAATCGCAGTTTTTCCAATTAGCAGTCGAACAGGCTGCAGGAATCATGGCGCTTGATATAATCAAGAAGGAAAAGGGGCTCGTACAGCCAACACCTACCCCTGAACAGTACGAAACATGGAATAAAGATCACCCGCTGGACCCACTTACAGCAAAAAGGACACAAAAATGGCCAATCACCCAGAACTCTCGGCAGAATCCCGCACTATAATCATCAGTCTCATCGAAGACTACGATGATCTGAGTGACGAAGAGCAAGCGCGTCGATCGATTAAAATAATTGCCGACGACTTTTTCCTGTTTTGTGAGCGCAACTTGGTCATCAAAGAGAAGATGACGAAGCAGCTCGTACCGCTGAAAAGTGTGTTGAACTGGGAGCAAAATGCCCTGCTCGAAGAGGTGATTGACGACCTGATCCACGGCCGACCGATCCGCTATATTATCCTCAAGGCCCGCCAGATGGGTATCTCGACGCTGATCGAGGCACTTTGCTACTGGTGGACCAGCACTCACCGCTATGTCACCAGCGTGATCATCGCCCACGAAAAGAACGCGGTCAACTCGCTGTATAAGATGTTCCGTCGTTACTACGAGTACAGTCACCCGTTCTTCCAGCCCGATCGAAAATATAACACCAAAGCCGAACTGGTATTTGACGTTTCCGACGAGGTAAAGAAGGATTATGCCGAAATGGGCCAAACTCCGCCAGGCTTACAGTCCGAGATTAAGACGATGGTGGCTGCAGACGGTAAGGGTCGCGCCGATAACATCAACTTCTTCCACGGGTCCGAGGTAGCTTTCTGGGATGATTCGGCCGACATCGTATCGAGTGCGCTGCAGGCGGTCCCGATGGCACCTGAGAGCTTCGTATTTTTGGAGAGCACGGCCAATGGTATCGGTGGCTACTTCTACGATGAATGGCAGTTGGCGATGCGTGGTGAGAGCCAATTCAAGCCCTTGTTTTTCCCGTGGCACCAGCACTACAAATACGAACTGCCCGCTACTGACGAAGATCTTGGCCACCTGGACGATGAAGAAACGTCCCTGTATGAGCTGTTTGAAGAGCGTAACTATCCGCGCGAATCATGGCCCCGTAAGATCGCTTTCCGTCGTCGCAAAAAGCTCGAGTTCCGTACTGATCCGAAGAAATTCTACCAGGAGTATCCATCTACCCCAGAAGAAGCGTTCCTGGCCAGCGGTCGGCCCGTGTTTGATACCCGCCAGCTGCAGGCTATGGAGAAGATTGCCCGCGATGCAGAGAAAACCAGGCCATACATGTGTGGTGAGATCGTCAAAAATGAAGACACTCAGAGCGCTGAAAAGTATATTTTCAAGGAGTTCCGTCGCGTCAACGAGAACGTCGATCCGTCGGCCCTGCGTGTGTGGTGGCTGCCTGAAAAGGGCAAGAAATATGCGATCGGCGTGGACGTTTCCGAAGGTATCGAGATCGAATCAAGCAAGGGTAAAGAGCCTGACTTCTCGGTTATTACTGTCGTCGATATTAAATCCCGTAAAACTGTGGCTCGATGGCGCGGTTTGATTGACCCTGATCTTTTGGGGGATGTGGTATTTGCGATCGGTATGTTCTATAACAAAGCGCTTGTCGGTGTGGAAATCAACAACCACGGCCTGACCACTGCTGCGAAGCTCAAAAATACCTTTTACCGTAACCTGTATATGCGTGAATCTGCCGAAGATGAGCAGTTCCAAATTCGCACCTCAAAATTCGGCTGGCTGACCAATAAGAAAACAAAACCAGTTATGATTAACGAACTAGTGCGAAGCATTAGGGAAAATGATATAATCGACCTAGATGTAGTATTCATCCGTGAATGTATGAGCTACGTCCGCGACGATAACGGCTCCATGAATGCCCAGCAGGGCCAGCACGATGACTGTGTGATGTCAATGGCAATCGCACTCCAAATGGCTGAATGGTCCGCTTACGACACGGAGTACGCAAAAGAACAAATTTATAAACCTACGAGAAACACAAATGCAACCACAAGCACCAGCGCCTTCAATGACTCCACCACAACCAGCTCAAACAGCGGACGTACGCGCGAAGCAGTCTCCCGAAGACGAGAAGCGCGAAAAGCACACCGAGCTGTCCGTCGAGCCAGGTGAGTTGAGCCTCGATGATGCGCTGAAAATGTTCGATGATGCGGTCCAGTATGTTGATACTGGTTTTCGCACCAACTGGGACAATTATTTCCGCGTATACAAGGGCCAGCGAGTCATTCGCCAATATGAGGGTATTTCTGACCCTGTTATTCGCGAATCTCACACGATCATTGAGACTTTGGTAGCCAACATCGCGGGTGGTAGCCCGAAATTCCACTTCGTAAAAACCAATGAAGAGCAGACTGACGACACTGACGTGCTCAACGGGATGCTCGATTATTACATGACCGTCAACCAGATGGGCCTCAAAAATCAAGAGTGGGTCCGCGATATGTTGCTGTACGGTACTGGTATTTTGCACGTCACCTGGCGCGAAGGTAAGCCATTCATCGAGAATATCCCGCTTCGTGACTTCTTTGTCGATCCGCTTTCAACTGGGCTGACTCAGACTACGAATCCAGCCCGCTACGCAGGCTATCGATACTTTGTCGATAAAACCATCCTCGAACGCGAAATGATCTACGATCCGAAAGAGGATAAGATGGTACCTCGTTACAAGAACCTTGATAAAATCGGCTTCGATAAGGAATCGAAATCAGGTGGCGCAGGCAACGGCGACAAAGCTGCACCAGATAAAGCCTTCAAAGATATGTTCAACGGCTCTACTTTGGGGGACCAAGCTGTCGAGCGCCAGGTCGCAGTTATTAAGCTGTATGACCTGATGACTGGCCGACTCGTCGAGATCGGAAACCGAAAAGAATTTATTTATAACGAACCAACCTGGTGCCAGCGCGAAGAAATGGAAGAGGATGTCGAGGTCGAAGTTGACGGCCAGACTGTTACTACCAAGCGCAAGCTCGATGAAATCAAGCCATTCCTACCGTTTGCCGTACTTCGTGATTATGTTGATACCTCTCTGTTTTATGGTGAGGGTGAAATGGCTATCATCATGGGTGATGCCGAGCTGCTCAATGACTATGAAGCGATGGATGTCGATAATAACGCGTACCAAAATACGCCGATGTACCAGATCGATCCGCAATTCGCCGATCTTGCGCCTGAAATTGAAACTATTCCTGGTGCCGTGTACCCAATTCCAAAGGGTGCTATCTCTCCACTCGAGCGTCCTCAGCTTAGCCAAGACCTTGACAACAAGAAAGAGCGCATCGCTGCGCGTATGCGTCGGGCTACGGCTGCTGATGATGCTGTCCAGGGTGTCTCTCAAAGCTCGAGTCGCACGACTGCTACAGAAGTGTCGACTCAGCTTGCCCAGGCTCAAAACCGCTTCTCTACGAAGCTCAGCAACCTTGAATCAGAGGGTTATGCTCAGCTCGGTGGCGTGATCTGCAAACTGGTTCAAATTTTTGTCACTCGCAAAACTGCAATTCGTATTGTCGGGCCGAAGGGTGTCGCCTTCCGCGACTTCGATCCGTGGGAATTCAATGGTGAATGGGAGCCACATGTCGAGCTCGATAGCAATATCAAGCAGAAACAGATGGAAGTTGGCCAAAAGCAAAATCAGATCTTTGAGATCCTCACCAATGACCCACAAGGTATCTTTGATCCTGTTGAGATTAAGCGCTTCATGGTCCAAACCATCAATCCTGATATTACCGATGAGAAATTCAACAAGATGCTTGCACCACCAGCACAGCCAAACGAAGATGCTAATGACAAAGACTTCTTGCAAGTTGCCTACAAAGACCTCGAACCGTGGGGCCGTTACCAGGCTCAAATCGATCTTGGCTGGGACCCAGATCCTTCTCTCAAGGGTGACATGCAGAACCGTATGGTCGAGCAGGCTGCCAAAGGTGTCGATATGATGGACCCTGCTACTTTGTCGGACGGCAAAACTGTCGTTCCTGGAATGGAAAACATGATCGCACCGCCAGCACCTACTCCTGCGCAAGCACCTGCAGGTATGGCACCAGCGATGGCGTGATATACTAAAGGTTAGTAAAAAAAGGAGCAACAATCACTATGCCAGGACCAAACGATCGATCACATGAAGTACAGGGACGCTTGCAAACACGCCGAGCAGCCCATAAAGCACGAGTTGAGGAGCAGTCAAAAGAAGTGGATGCTATCAAGCATTCTTATGCCCGTATCAAAGATGAGCCCGCTTTCCGCGATCTTTTGGCGAAGGCGAAATCATTCGCTGCTTACCACACCAAAATGGCCAAAGACGGCGTTGGCTATCGTGACACTGGTGAATTTGATGCTAAGGGCAAGCCCGTTCAAGAAATTGTCTATTATGACCAGGCGAAGCGTCTGAGCGAGCTCGACAAGGCCTCTGGTATCGAAGAGCTCGAAGGGTATGTTTTGCGCCAGCTTACTGAGTCTGCAAAGGTAGAGGTTCAGGAGGCTGCTGAGGCCGAGACTGACGATGTTTCCACAGAAGATGAGCCTACTCCGCCCGCGCCTGTTGCATAATTTTTCGCAAGCGTATATTCTAGTACCATAACCACATTAGATGGTTTGCGCATTCAAACACAAATTAAGGAGAAATGATGGAAAACGATTCCACAACCGACGCAGCTGACAACCAGTCTGACCAGCAAAATGCTGATAACCAAACTGACCAGGGAAAAGCGACGACGGATCAGCAGACCGATGCCGATAAGGGCACCGATAACCTGGACTCATCAAAATCTACCGACTCGTCGGCTGATGATGATAAATCAAAAACTGACGAAGAGGAAGATAACTCCTCTGCTTCAAAGTTCGATGACGACCTTGACGAATGGGCCAAGAAAACCAATCGGGCGGTACCTACGACCGATGGTGAACGCAAGCTCCTACAGGAGATCCGTGATGGCCAACGCGAATTCTCGCGTGAACAGGAGGCTAAGAAGGCAGCTGCAGCGGTGCAGGATGCCATGAAAGATTCTAAGCCCACCGACAATAAGCAAGATGACGAAGAAAATGACGACGACGATCCACTCGTAAAAAAAGTGAATGAGTTAGAGCGATCTAACAAGTCGGAACGCACTGCGCGTTTACAGTCTGAATACTTCTCAACACATCCCGTCACTCCCGAAGAGTCTAAAGTTATGGGTGATATTTTGAAAGAGAAAGTAGACAAAGGTGGCCAAGCTGCCTACGAATACTGGACCAACCCTGATAACTTGGAGGACTGGCACATGCTTGCAAAAGCACGTCTCAATGCCTCTAGCGACACTACTGCTATAGAACAAGAAGCTGCTCGAAAAGAGCGTGAGCGAATTGCGAAGGAACAGCAAGCAAACGGTCCTTCACGAAACGCGAGTACGCAGCAGCCAAAACAAAAATCTGGCTACAATCGTACCGAGTTCTTGAAGTCCGACTGATAAATAATAAGGAACTTCAAAAAAATGCAAAACTATGCACACGAAGATCTAGCTGTCCTTGACGAACGGTGGAGCACCGAGTCAAAGACTAGCATGATCATTAACAATGGCATCACGCTTACCTTCCACGGTGTAGCTGGTGTGACGATCTACAACGTAGATACTGTTGCGGAAGTCGACTACGTTCGCTACGGTAAAGACCGCTTTGGTCCATTAGTCGAATTGGGTACGGGTGTCCAAGAATTCACCCTTTCACAAGATAAAGCCTTCACCTTCACTGTTGACCGAGGAAACTTGGAAGACTCTATGATGGTTCAGGAAGCCGACAAAGCCGTTAAGCGCCAGGTCCGCGAGGTATCCATTCCTACGACTGACATTTACCGCCTTACTGTTTTGGCTGCCTACGCTTCTGCCAACGGCCAAGTTACGACTGCAGCCCTAAGCGCAAGCAACATCTTCCAGGGTATTTTGGCGGAACGCGCAGCTCTGATCGACGCAGAAGTCGATGTTGATGACCTGGTTGTCTACATCTCTGCTACTGCTGAGACTTACCTGTGGCGTGACCCAGAATTTAAGGGCGCTTGTGACAAGTCTTACGCTGACAACAAAACTGGTGTGATCGGTAAAGTGCTTGGTATGACCATCGTGGTCTGTCCTTCAAGCTACTACGTCGCTAACTTCGGTTTCATGGTTGTTCGCAAGGACGTTCTCGTAGCTCCTACCAAGTTCAACATGGTCCGTATCCTCGATGTCGTTCAAGGTATCGATGGTAAGGTAGCAGAAGGTCGACGCTACTACGACGCATTCATTCCAGCAAACAAGGGCGTTGGTATCCGTCTTCGCAAGATCGCCTAATAATAAGAAGCAACAGAAGGAAAGAAAATACTATGCCTAAAACTACTGAACAATTAGCAGCAAGCCGAGCTGGGGAAACAGCCGAGTCCAATGGATTCGGCTCCCAGGAACGCCCACTGCGCCCAGCTGGTCTATACGAGCTGAAGAACGACGATGGTGAAGTCGTTGATCGTCTGATCGTTAAAGTACACCCGAAGTTCGGTGATGGCCAAGCAGCTGCCGTCGAACGCGTAGGTTACAAGTTCGTTCGTGCTGCAAAGCCCGAGGAAGTCAAAGAGATCGAGGTTGATGCCAAACATCTTGCGACTGAGAACCCACTTGGCGGTATCACCGCTGACGAAACACTCAAGGGTGTTCTCGCCCGAGTATCCGCACTCGAAAAAGAAAACGCGGACCTCAAGGCAGCTCAAACTGCTGAGAGCAACTCAGGAAGTGCTGATAGCGCTGTTAAGGCTCAGGCCAAGACAGAAACCCAGGAAGAGGCTACGGCCCGTGTAGCAGCTCGTCAAGATGCTTCTACTGGCACTGGTGCAAGCGAGACTGATAAAGTCGAAGAGTTGAAGGCTACAGGCGGTGACGCTGGTAGCGATGAGAGCGAAGGTGACGACGAAAGTGAAGATGAAGGTGCCGAAAAGCCTTTCAACAAGCTGAATCGTGCTGAACTCGAAACAGTTGCGGAAAAAGAGCAGATCACTCTCCCTGCCGAAGCTGACACAAACGCTAAAATTCGCGAGGTGATCACAAAGGCTCGTGAGGAAAAGGAAGCTGGTAAATAATCATGCCGACTCGAAAACTGTATGATAGCCACCGTCTTTTTGCAGAAGACGTTAGCGCAGACAACACCGTAGCAATCGCCGATTCAGGTGTCGTCTTAAACCAAACTGCTGATGCGAAGACGACCACTCTTCCAGCAGTTGCCTCGACCAATGTTGGCCTCGAAGTCATCGTTCGTCTTGGTGGTGTAAAAGCTGGTGGTCCAGTTGGTTCAGGCAGCAACGGCAGCCAGGGCCACACCATTTCACCAAACGCCTCTGATAAGATCATGGGCCTCGGTGTAGCTGGTACGGATGACAAAGACCTCTTGATGGCAAAAGACGATATGATCGCAGGTGACTACGTTCGACTTCGTTCTGATGGTGTCAACGGTTGGTTCGTCGTAGAAGCTGTTGGTGCTTGGACATTCCAAGCCTAGTAGCGACTGACCGCTCGGAAAAGCGCTCCAGAAATGGGGCGTTTTTCTTATGGTTTTTTGCTATAATGCAAGTAGGAGAAATAAAAAATGGCCAAAAACCAAGATATTACTATCAAACGGGGCACAACCCTACCGATCACTGTTACTATCACAGATGCAAATGGCGCTGCTGTCGATCTGACAGGGGCCACTGTTTATTTCACGGCCAAAGCTGTTGAATCAGATACCGATGCTACCGATACCAGTGCGAAAATTACTAAAGATGTGACCGAGCATGTTGACGAAGCTGGTGATCCGAGTGCTGATCGCGGTATCTCCACCATTGTTCTTGATGCTGATGACACGACTATCAATCCAGGAAATTATTACTACGATATTACGGTCAAATATGCTGCTGTTGGCGGTGCTGATCCAGTGGTCAACACGGTCGTGGAAGGTAAACTGAAAATCGACGGGAAACCGACCAACAGGAGCGTATAATGGCCGATCAAGTACGGATTGCCGTCACTTATGCGCCTGGGGCAGTCGTAAACGGCCAAGTTATATCTCAGGCGAAAAGCAACGTATCGATGCAGCGTGTATCGTTCAACGTGCAATCTGTTATTGCTGGTACTCCTGGACCTGCAGGCCCCAGCGGTCCATCGGGCCCAGCGGGTCCTTCTGGTCCTACGGGCCCACAAGGTACAGCAGGTGTCGCTGGCGCGAATGGTCCGACTGGAGCCACTGGTCCGCAAGGTATTGCAGGCGCTACTGGTCCGTCAGGCCCAGCTGGAGCAACGGGTCCTGTCGGTGCGACGGGCCCCACTGGTTTGACTGGATCAGCAGGTCCTACAGGACCAACTGGTCCCGCAGGTGCTACTGGTCCGACGGGCGCTGCAAGCACGGTGCCTGGCCCTACGGGAGCCACAGGGCCCGCAGGAGCGACGGGACCAATGGGATTGACTGGAGCAACGGGTCCGACTGGTTTAACGGGCGCTACGGGCCCAGCAGGTGCCACAGGGCCAGCGGGTGCAACTGGTCCGCAAGGAACAACTGGACTTACTGGCGCAACAGGGCCTACGGGACCTGCAGGCGCTACTGGGGCCACTGGTCCACAGGGTACGGCGGGTGGTTCGACTACTTTCGTTGGCGGGTGGCTTACGGCCACTAATTATGCCGTTGCCGATCAGGTTATTTATAATGGCTCGAGTTATTCAGCAACAGCTGATCATACGTCAGGAGCAAGTACTGAGCCAGGCGTAGGCGCGTCTTGGCAGACTGTATGGCAATTATCTGCTTCAAAGGGCGACACGGGTGCTACGGGCCCTACAGGGCCGATAGGTGCTACTGGTCCCACAGGATCGACTGGTTCTACAGGGGCCGTCGGTGCCACTGGCCCAACGGGGCCAACAGGTCCACAAGGGACTGCAGGGACAACGGGCGCAACTGGACCAGTAGGAGCTACGGGTCCGATTGGAGCAACTGGACCTCAAGGAACGGCTGGTAGCACTGGTGCCACAGGGCCAACTGGACCGACAGGCCCAACAGGAAGTGCTGGAGCTACTGGCCCGAGCGGTCCTGCGGGTGCTACTGGTCCAACAGGACCATATCTGACAGGTATGGTAATGCAGTATGTTGGTTTTACACCTCCTACGGGCTGGCTGTTTTGTTATGGTCAATCACTCTCGCGGGCAACTTATTCTGCTTTATTTGGTGTGATCGCGCCAAGCCTCGGCACTGTCACCATGACGATAGCTTCTCCTGGTGTTGTAACTCTTACCGCTCATGGTTTGCAGAATGGTGATCCAGTTATTTTCACGACCACTGGTGCGCTTCCAACAGGCATCACCGCCAATACCACTTATTTCGTCTACAATAAAACTGCAAATACCTTCCAGCTCACTACGGCTCGCTTAAATGCGGGTACGGTAGTCAACACTAGTGGTACTCAGTCAGGCACACACACGCTGCGCTATGTACCGTTCGGAGTGCCAGATACGAGCAATTTCTATGTACCTGATTTTCGTGGTCGTGTTGCAGCTGGTAGCGACGGCATGGGTGGTACATTAGCTGGCATCCTTTCCAACCAGGCTCTCAATGGTGTCTTCGGTAACATGGGTGCTATGGGTGGTGAACCGACTCACGTTCAGACGCTTTCAGAGCTCGCAGCTCACTCCCACACGACTCAAAGCTATGCTTACGTCGCAGCAGGTGGATTCTGGGCTGCAGGTGCGAACTATAACATTGGTACATCGAGCGGTACGAACTCAGCTGGTAGTAGCGCAGCCATGAACCAGATGCAGCCAACAGCAGTAATTAACTTCATCATCGCAACATAATGAAATTTCACGTCGTATCACTTCCACACACTCAAACCACAAAGGCTTTTAGCTCATGCGCATTCACCGAAAAAGTTCGTAAATTCTGTAATATGATGAGCGCGCTCGGTCATGAAGTTATTTTGTATGCGGGTGAGGAAAATGAAGCAACCGTAACAGAGTTGGTGACTGTAATCAGTGAAGAAGAGCGAGTAGCGTTTTTGAATGGCGAGTTTTATGTCAATGCGGACTTTAACCCACTATTACCCACTTGGCAAAAATTCAATGGGAAAGTAGTCGAAGAGATCAAAAAGCGCGCAGGAGAGCAGGATTTTGTCTGTTTAATTGGCGGAACGAGCCATAAGCCGATCGCTGATGCGCTGCCAGCTATGATGTGTGTCGAATTTGGCATTGGTTACGGTGGTACTTTTTCACCATATCGAGTATTTGAGAGTTACGCCTGGATGCATACCGTTTACGGATCGAGCAATCCTAACCCGAATGCACTTGATGGCAACTGGTTTGATACGGTGATACCAAATTATTTTGAAGTCGAAGATTTTCCTTTCCAGGAAGAGAAAGAGGACTACTATCTTTATATCGGTCGGCTCACTGATCGCAAAGGTTTTCAAATCGCTGCTGACGTATGTGAGCGACTTGGTAAACGGCTTATTTTGGCGGGTCCAGGCGAACCGCCAACCTACGGTGAATATGTGGGTGTAGTAGGCCCTGAGAAGCGCGCAGAGCTTATGGGAGGCGCTCGGGCGGTATTTGTACCAACACAGTACATTGAACCCTTTGGGAGCGTTGCAGTAGAGGCTATGCTATGCGGTACGCCAATCATCACGACTGACTGGGGCGCTTTTACTGAAACAAACATCTATGGCGTGACTGGTTTTCGCTGTCGTACTTTCAAAGAATTTTTGGAAGCAGTCGGTATGGTCGAGGATCTTGATAAGAAGCAAATTCGTGATATTGCAGTAAGTCGTTACTCCTTAGAAACTGTGGGCAGAATGTATGAAACATATTTCACCAGACTGCTAACGCTTTGGGGTGACGGATGGTACAATACTAAATAGGAGAAACAAAAAAATGACACTCGCAGACATCGTAACATCAGTACGCGGATTACTCACAGATGACCAATTTGATGAAGACCTTATTAAAGAGGCAGCCAACTGGTTCGTGTATGAGCTTTTCAACAATACCCGCACCCGACTTATGGAGTCGAGCGATACGATCACTGTTTTGGCGAACGCTACTACTGCCGACTTTCCTAGCGACTTTATGACTTGGATCGCGATCTACCGTACAGTTCCGAACGTCGCACCGATTACCGAAGAATATATCCCTTATGCTCAATTTATGCAGCGCCACGCGAATTTTGCCAGCGCTGTTTCTGCTCGTCAATCTGACTGGACTATGTACGGTAACGCGATGCGTTTTGCAGCGCCTCTTAATGCAGCGCACACCTTTCAGATCGATTATTTGCGTGAGCCTACGCCAATGGAAGATGATGGTGATGACTGTGAAGTGCCAGATCGCTATTCTGAGCTCGTTTCGAAGGGTACACTAGCTCGTATCATGGAAATCAATGAGGACTATGCCGAAGCTGCTCAGGAGCGCACCAACCTTGAAACTCTCGTAAATACCTTTATCCGTAACGAGGCACGGGGCGGTGGCAAGACTGGTCCGATCATCATGAACAGCCGTCGTCGGCGAGGTAATTCAACGGGCGTACCGAGACTGGGAGAGTAGGCCATGCGAAGTAGCTTCGGACGGACTAATCGCAAGATCATGGCCACTACTGAGCCGAAGATCGATGAAACCTACGACCTGCGTGGGCTCAATTTAATTACGCCTGATCAGATTATGCCGAAGGGTGAGTCACCTTATACCATCAACTCGCGCATGTACGCGCGCAACGACAATGATTCTCGTGTCGCTAACCGTACTCGAAAGGGTTCGGTCCGTTTGAGTGTGGCGGTAAATGAGACGCTGGATGCTCAAAATGTGGCCACTGCAATAGGTGATGTTGAGTTTACAACTACTCGCATCGTAGCACAGCCGTTCGAAGCGCTTTCTGATGGCGCACTCACTCGATTAGATTTTGAGCTTAAACGTGCTCCAGGTGCAACAGGTCACGTCATGATTCAAGTCTGCGAAGACAATGGCGGTATACCTGGCCAGGTGATCGGTGAAACATCGATTTTGTCGTCTGATATTACTGACACCTACCAATATCTTTCCTCTTATTTGATGGATGGTCCGAAGCTCAACACGGGCGATACTTACTTTGGCCTGCTCTTCATTCAGGATAATGGATCGGGCAGCTATTACGTCCGCCAAACAGCTGATAGTGGTGCGCTCGACCTCGATAGTACCGACGGTGGTATGTCATGGAACAGCCTCGGCTCATCATTTCACTTCAAATCGTATCTGTCGCTCGATGACGGTGTGAAGGGTTATGCTCGTCGCTACCCAAGTAACGGTGTAAAGCGTACTCTTTTTGGCGCGAATGACTCTGTTTATTCTGCTCAGGACAACGGTACTGTATCGGTGCTCGATTCAACATTGAACGCGGGCTCGAGTTATGTTCGCTTCGCTTTCGTGGATGATAAAAACCTCTACGTCAACGGTATCAACGCTCCACGCTGGTACGATGGCTCGGCCGTTTCAAACATTCCAAATGCTCCACTCGGCGCAACGCATGTGATTGTGCATCAAGGGCGCTCATTCTTCGTAACAGATAAGACGCTGGTTCGATTCAGCGAGCTCTATGATTTTGCGACATACCCTTCTGTGAACTTCTTCTATGTACCAGACCCTAAAAACTCCGATCCGATCACTGGCTGGCGCTCATTCCAGGATAATCTGGTCATTTGGACCCATGAAACCAAGCATATTGTGTACGGAAACGATATTTCCAGCTTCACCCGTAAAGAAGCGATCGGCACGAAAGGTGCTGTTTCTGACGAAGCGATCGCGGTTGACAAAAACAACGCTTACTTTATGGCGGATGATGGCACAGTCAACGCCTTCAATGGTATTTCTGACCGAGATATTTCAGGCAAAATGGAGCCCGAATTCTCGTCGATCGTTGATAAGAGCAAGGTTCGTCTTCACCTCTACCGCAACCAGCTGCGCGTCTATTACGCGAAGGCTCCAAGCGCTCACAATGATCGTATGGCACTCTATGACATCGCTACCGATCAGTGGTTCATGGATACTGGCCGAAACATTGTCGGCTCGCTTGAGTGGACCCAGGACAACAACGAGCTGATCGAATTTAGCTCAGTTGTACCGTGGATGTTCAAGGGCGAAACAAACTACTCCGATGTGGGCAAGCCGATCGATTGGAAATACTGGACCAACTATAAGATTTATGGATCAGGTGCCAGCAAAAAACGCGTGAAGCGTTTCCGTCCTGTCGTTCGGACCGTTGACTCGAATTACATCATGCTTGTCGGTAAAGATATGGACTTCGCGAACCGTCCCGATATGCGCCAGTACATTGTTTCTGGTGGTGGTGCTAAGTGGGGATCATTCGTCTGGGGCGATGGTACTAAATATGGCCGTGCCAAGATGATCGATGAAAAATCAGCGATGTCTGGTCGTGGCCGTCACATTCAGTACCGCTTCGAGCGCAAGGGAGTTGAAACACCTGTCGAGCTGTATGGCTATATCGCGCAGGTGAAGGAAGGACGACCGAAGTAATGCCTCCAGGCCTATCTATGCAGGGTGGTACCCTCCAAAACATCCCGCCAAATGCTTCTCGCGAAGAACAGACGGCAGCGCTCAATGATGTTATTAACCGCTTGAATGCGCTCAACAAAGCTCAGATCTTCTCTGACGGCAACACAAAGCGTATGCTTATTGGCTATCAGAAAAATGGCTGGGGCGATGGCAAAGACTTCGGTATGAAGGTATCGATCGATGGTGTCGATGTGAGCAAAGCGACTGACTCGCAACTGCTCTTCAAAATGGACCTTACCACTTGGTACTATTACGATCCAGCTACCAACAAGAACGTCGTGCAGCTCGGCATTTTACCAGATGGCAAGGGCGGTGTGGCCGTTGCAAAGCCTGGGTATGATGTCGAGGATGCATTCTAATGGCAGATATTAACCTACTCGAGTTTTTGAGCTCGAATGAGATTGACAAAGTAGTCCAGCAGGGCGATATAAGCATCGTCAACGGTGGTCCGACTGGTACGAGCTATGCAGTATCGGATCGCATTGTCGAAACAAGCGTGGCCAATAACTACAAAAAGAAGTGTCTGGTTCGTTTTCGCTGGTCTGTCGATGGCGACGATTTTAATTCCTCTGATAGCGTCCTGGAGTATGCATTCGTGGTCGATACGACTGCGTGGGGCGGTCCAGTGTCCGATCCGATGCCTGGCACCCTGGGAGCCGTAGCAGTGGGTGTGAGCGCCGATAATATACTTTTCCGTGTGTTGAACGGCCATCACTCGAATGTCGCCTATACAGGCAGTGCTATGAGTCCAGGGCCCGACAGCTTCGTGGGATATTCACACACCTATCGCATCCAGTATGCAGTTTTGGAGCTTGAGTAATGGACCCTGATTTAAGCAAGCTCAACTTTTGGTCGGGTGCGAACTATATGAAACGCGAGGATCGAGCGGTCCGCTATATCGATATAACTACGCCAGCCTTCGGTACAAGCCAAGTGCAAATTAACCACGGGCTCGGCTTCATTCCTGACTACGATGTGGAAGCTGATCTTTTGGGGGACGGGCGTATCTGGCAGGGCAATCGGCCGTGGCAGAATATGGCTTCGAACAGTAGTGATGGCCCGCAAGTGATCAACTGGATGGATACTACCAATTTGACGCTTCGATTATATAATCCAACAGGGAGCACGATTACGCGACGCGTATATTTCGTGATTTACAAAGATGCCAGCTAACGATCTAACCAAACTCATCTTGATGTCCGAAAATGGATCTTTCAAGAACAATAAAATCACCACGGGCAGCGGTGTTATTTCTGGTAACACGGCAGGCAGTGGCCTCACTCAGCGTAGCTTCACGGTACCACTCGGCAAAGTACCTGATCTGTTGTCGATCATCTTCAACGGGCCAACCGATACTGTTTATGGCTCCGATCCACGGCCAGGCGGTGCGTGGTTCAAAGATGGCTATATCTGGGTGCTCGGTACGAATGCTGGCGATGGTTATGTCAATTACCCGCTGCCCTTCAAAGTACAGGTGCGAACCAGTGGCGCAAATGCTATTATTACATTGTCGACCATTCAACAATTCGTTTCGGTCTTGACTTTGACACCAACTACGTTTTACTACCGAATTCGGGATTACTCTGTCTTCTAACTTATGCTAAAATAACACCAGAAGGAAAATAAAAATGCCACCAGCAGTACGCGACTTACAAGCACTCATCTCAGAATACGGAAAAGCCTACGATCCGCAACGGGCTCTTATTGATGCAGACATCACCGCTAACGCCAACGCTGGCGCAGCTCAAGAAGCTGGACTGGGTGCGAAAAAGGATCAAGCGTTTAAGACCATTGAACAGGGTGCCCAAAACAAGGGCATGTATTTTTCTGGTTTTAGCCCGAACGAACAAGCGAACTATACTGCTGATACCTATCTTCCTGCGCTGGCCCAACTGCAGGCGACTATTGCCTCTACCCGAAGCTCATTACTCGGCAAGAAAGCTGACATCGAAACCGACGTTTACAACAAAGCATTCAACACTCGAGAAGGTGATATTACCGCTAAAAACAACTGGCAGGCTCAACAAGAACAGCGGGCATGGCAAGCTGAGCAGGATCGTATCAACCGTGAATTCCAGGCATCTGAGAATGCAAAACAGCGATCTGCTACTGCTGCGAGCTCACGCGCATCGGCTGGCCCGAGCCTATCTGTTCGCAAGAACTCTTCTGGTGGATATGATGTCCTCGAAGACGGCCAAGTCAGTAAAAACTACGACCTTGCAACCTACGCTCAGCTCACTGGTAAGGATCTCATCAACTTATTGGCGAATGGTGACGCGAAAGACCGCCAGGCTGCTAAGTGGTACAACGATAACATCCGCCTCGGTCGCGGTCAGGGTTACGCTCTCGACCGCCTGATGAATTACGACCGTCCAACGGCGTTCTACCTGGGTGGCGGATACGGAAGTTAGGGGCCTGAGATATGGCCGATGGCATCCGAGTAAAACCTAGCCAGCTACGAAAGAAACGCAAAGACTGGCGTTCAAGCTATAATGACCCGAATTCTACGGGTGATTCAGGATCTACTAAAAAAGCTGGCGACTGGCGCTCACAATACTCTGCTGAGCGTGAAATTGCTGCGCCTCAAGAAACCGCCAAAAACATCGACGAAGGCAAGACTACCAACAAATTCAAGCAGTACGAAGTTGATGCGGGCGAATCGAAGAAGCTGTTCGGCATAGATGTCGGCAAGTACATGGGCGACTTTGGTAAGGTCCACAAGATGAAAGTGACGGGCGATACTGAGCTCGATCAAAAAGAATTCATCAAACAGTTCGACAAAATGTCGGATGAAGCCAAAAAGATCTATGTTTCACAGGTCCAGGCTAAAGCGGGCGAAGATACTACTGCTCGCAACACCTTGAAAGTGCTCGAACAAAACGGCAAATTCAAGGGCAATTTCATGGACTTCATCGAAGGCTCGAACGACAAGCTCTTTGGTGGGTTAGCTCGTGGCGCGATCCGTACGGGCGCATTTGTCACTGGCCACAATGGTGAGAACGCAGTCAATGACGCTATGCTGGGTGGTCCTGGCGAGTACACTACCGCTGGTAAAGTCGGAGAGAAATTCGGATCAGCTCAAAAAGGTGTCGTCGATGTCGCATCGATGGTTATTCCTGCAGCGGGCGCTGAGAAGTTGGTGAAAGGTGCCAGTCTGCTCGAGAAGCTCAATGAGGGCAGCAAAGCAGCTCAGATCGTGGCAAAGGTCGCTCCAAAAGTAGCGGGATCACTAGCTGGTACCGCTGTTTCTGCGCAGCAAGATGTTGCCAATGGAAACGAAAAGAATCTGATCAAAAATGCTGGAATTGGTACAGCCATAGATCTCGCACTACCTGTCGCGGGCAAGTTTGCCAAAGCGCTTGACAGGGCTGGCGGTAATGTCGTGGCCGACGCACTCACAAAGGGTGGGACCAAAGAAGTTAGTAAGGGTGTCGAACAGATCGGTGAAAAAGGTATTGTTGGCGGACTGAACGCTATGTTCCGTCGGGGTACTCAAAAGCTCGCCTATAAGACTGGTGACGCGCTCGCAACTACCAAAACGGGCTCTAAGCTCATCGATATGAAAGACGACTTTATGACGAAGTGGGTAACAGATATGCACCCACTCTATAAGACGTTGAAGCGCTCCGACTTCGAAGGTAAAACCAATGGCGCATATTTAGCTGCTCGTGAAGCGATCGGTAACTCGAATCGTGCGCTGAGCTACGCACAAGACTTTATCGAAAACGATCCTGGCATGAAAACAGTGGTCGAAGGTATCCAGGCAAAAAATCCTGATGTTGTGGCGGGCCGAAAAGCATTCGATGAATACGCCAAAGTACGATCTGAAATCGACTTGGCCAGTGCTGGCAAGAAACAATTCTCAGAGAAGAAGCTGGGCGAGCTCAATGAGCGCCTAGCAAAACTGGGTACTGATAGCCACTCCGAAGAGTACGATGGACTGGTTAAATTCTACAAAGACATCAATGACTTCCGCCTCGAAAACGGTCTGATCAGCAAAGAGCAATATGATCAGTTCGCAAACGAAGGCTTCGATTATGTTCGCCAACAGCGTGAGCTGCCACAATGGATGCTCGATAAGCCTGCTGGCAAAGGCGCGGGTTCGAAAGCATCGATCACCAAATCTGATGCTATCCAAAAGCGCAACAAATATGCTTCGGCCGAACTGCTCTCACCTCTTGAGACTGCTATTAAAACCGCACAGATGGCACACGTTGAAGCCTACCGTAACAAAGCAGCCAAAACACTATACGGTCTACTCGATGAAGCTGGTGAAGCAAAACTGGTCCGTAGCACTGATATGGTCCGCGAAAAGCAGGGCCTACTGACTGAGCTCAAGGAAGGTAAAACGATCGTCAACAAAATGAACAAGGCGATCCGTACCCACAAAAATGCAGCCAATGAGCTCAAAAAAGAAATTACTGCTCTCAACCGCAAGGGTCGAAACGAGCTCTCTAAAGAGATGCGCGCATTTGTGAAGGAATTCGATAAAAAAGCTGGTGGCAAAGAAGGCATCTTTAGTGTTCGTGAAGTGACCGACAAACTGATGGCGATGGATAGTGTTGAGCTGCGCAAAGTCCGCCGAATGCTCGAATCTCGAAATAGCAAGCTCGAGCCTCTCCTGGACCGTATCGAAGTACTCAACCGCGACCTGGCTGATCTTCACGCACAACGCAGTGGTATTTGGAACCAGGCAAATTCAATGAAAACTACTGTTGACAAATCAAGCATGACTAGCTTGAGCTTCTTAGATGATGGCGTGGAAAACGTAGTAAAAGTCGATCCGAGCATCGCGTCGGCCGTCCATAACTGGGACAAGCAACAGCAGAATGTCATGAACAATTTCCTGCGCATGAGCAACAACGTCTTCAAATACGGTACTACTGGATTGAACGCAGGCTTCGCGCTACCTAACTTCGTAGCCGACCAAGTGGGCTCTGCGATCAACTCGAAAAACATCCTGGCTACACATAACCCAAGCAACTTCATTCACTCCCTGTTTATGACGATGGGCAAGCCACTCAATGCAGCTGACCAGGATATTTTGCAAAAGTACCTGGCGGGTAACAAGGGTGCTCTGAACATCAACCAGTACACCAAAGCAGCGACCTCTGATAAAGTAGCCAACCAACTCGTTCGTGAGGGTGCCAGCAAGGGCAGCCAGGCATATACTCTGATCAAAAATCCGAAAGAAGGCTTCCGTACACTCTTCCGTAGCATGGAAGATCTTATTGGTGTAACAGAGAATGCGACCCGTATTCAAAACTTCCGTGGCGCGTATAAGCAAGCAGAAAAAGAAGGGCTGAGCGATGCGACTAAAATCGCTAACCAAGCAGCTCGAGAAAACTCTGTCGACTTCCTGGAAATGGGTACTTACGGCCGAGTAGTCAACAGCTTCATCCCGTACTTCAACGCTGCCATCCAGGGTAATCGCGTGATGCTTCGCAACGCAGCTGAACGCCCAGTATCGTTTGCAGCTAAAACTGCAGCACTGATCGGTATGCCTATCGCAGCCAGCACCGCCTGGAACGTATCGGACCCTGACCGCAAAGCCATTTACGATACCATTCCTGAGTACGTCAAAGAGACGAACTATGTTGTGATCGGCCCAGGCGCTAAGTGGAACAAAGAGAAAAATAAATGGGATGGTGTTTTCTTGATGAAAAAACCACCAGGCTTCAAGGAATTCGCTGAGCCAATCCGTAAATTCATCGAGTACAAAGCACAAGATCCAAATGCTGACCTGTCGGGCTTCCTGCGCGATGAGGGCGGATCAGTTGCCTCTGACTTTGGTAGCACCATTACCCCTATCGACTTCTCCGACCCGAACAAGTTCTTGAGCTCAGTTACGCCACAAATTCTCAAGCCGACGGCCGAAGCGATCACCAATAAGAACTTCTTCACTGGCGAAGACATCGTGCCTGATTATTTGAAGGACCAGGAGCCACAAGATCAGAAATATGAGCACTACTCACAGCTAACAAGCCACATCGCGGGTATGTTCAACACGAGCCCGCTCAAGGTGGACCAGTGGATTCGTCAAACTTTTGGTGAAGTCGGTACGAACGCGATCAACACGGCCGATCGTCTTTCTGGTGCGCCCGAAAACGCAGTCGGTGGCCGTAGCCTACCCGAAAGTATCTCCCGTCGCTTCGTAGGAGCCCCAGGAGGCGCTGATACCGATGCATTCTATAAAACGTACAATCCAGCACAATCAGCGCGTACACGGGCCTCTAAACAAGTCACAGAGCTTGTGAAGCAGGGTAAAATAGGTGAAGCGAAGCGTCGTGCTCAGGAGTACAACGATACAGTCCAGGGCCGTTTCGATGGGTTCTTCAAGCAGTACGGTGATTCGCCAAACTATGATCCTGAGTGGAACAAGCGCATTGAAGAATTATTGATTCCGATTAACGACCGATCTTTTAGTGCGCGTCGACGACAAAAATGATAGAATAACCATTAGAAGGAAATAAAAATATGCCTACAGTAAATCCAACACTACCAAACGACGGTGAAGACGCAGATGCAGTCGATATTTCAGGACCTATTTTAGCGATCCTGTCCGTGCTCAATGGCCACATCGATGAGGATAACCTCGAAGATGGTGGTGTTATTTTAAGCAAATTGGCCACATCAGTTGCTAACGCGCTGGTACCTGTCGGATCACTCTTGCCTTATGCTGGTTCAAGTTCACCAAGTAGCTCGTGGCTGCTCTGTTATGGTCAAGAAGTATCTCGTAGCACTTACTCGAGCCTGTACGCTGTCATTGGCGATTTATATGGTGCTGGTAACGGTACGACTACGTTCAACCTTCCTGACCTTCGTGGTCGTATCCCTGTCTGTCTCTTATACACACATGACG